ATGTAAAGTTTGCGTTCATCAATTACCCAGCCGAACTCTGCGCCAGCCAGTTGCGGAAGATTTTCGCCTAATCCTTTACGGTGAGTTATGCGCGATATTTGAACTATTGCCATTCTTTTGCTCTTGATCCTTTGATAAGGTATTTATGCTAGTTGCATGGTATAGTATTGTTCAACACGCCGCCACCAGTGCTGTCTCCACAATTCCCACTCTTCGCCTTCTACCACAAACTCTTGATATTCTGGATCACTGATCACATTGCCCATATCATCTGTTTCAGGTTTGACTGCCATCAAAATTACACCTTTGCGGATTTTACTGCCGTATACTTCATTGTGTGCTTCTGCATATGCACACAGTTGAAGTTTGTAATCGTCTACCCATTCTTCCTTTTTGGGTTTGTTGCTCTGTTTGAAATCCATAATGGCTTCATCACCAGAGTGCACACCCACACAGTCTGTGGTACCTGCATATACACTGGGAAAGTACAACGGAACCTCCATGCCCCAGTATTCGTCAACATTGCACAGACCCTGTTCGATAATCACCTCAGCCATTCTATGGCTAGCCCAACTGTATGGATTCGTGCCACGAGATTTTAATTCGCCATCTAGCACATAGTTTTCAAGATAGGTGTGCATTCTAGTGCCTCGGTTGGCAGCTTCTGTGGTAATCTGTTGGGCTTTGGCTTCGCCTACTCGACGTTTCCAATTAGCAAGAGCTTGGCGTTTTTCTTCTGGTTTGGTTTTATCCAATATAGTAGTAACACTGGGTACAGGTTCTCCTGTTGGCGTGGTGTAGTGTCGTTTGCCGTTAATATTGGTACGAGATAATTTTTGATAATTGAATTTTTGGAGCATTTGATTATTATGCTACAATTTGATCCATTCTGCAAGTTTTTTGGCAATCAATTCATGTCCTAATTGATTGGGATGAGCAAAATTAGGTCGAATGTATTTGTTATTTTCAACATCTAGTAGATGTTCGCCATTGTGGTTTGTAGCTTCAAACCAATCCGCTGCTGTTTCGTTGCCTTGGTTCCATATTTTGCTGGTATCCACACAGGGTAACCATTCTGCGTAGCGAACCCATCCAGCAAAATAATAGTCCTTGTATTGAAAAGATTTACACATGTTTTGTAAACCAGACACACAAAGACTGTTACGAATCATGTCATGTTCATGAAAATGTAAAAATATTTCTTTAATTGTGTTTTTAGCGTCAGTTGGCCAGTGCTTGCGATCTTCATTTTCCCAATTCCAACTCATTGTAGTAGGCCAATATATTGTTCTTGCAGGATTTGTAAGGAAAAAGATAACTGTTACATCATCTGCTGGATCAACTTCATTGTGTAGTTGTTGCAGTTGCAATACCATTTCTTCGTTGCTTGCTCCGCCTCTACAAATCTTATAGTGTTTGTCGAATCCCAGTAAATTTTTTATAATTTCGCCATATGGTTGTGCATTTATAGGCATTTCTGCTCCGCAAGGCCAGCTATCACCTAAGGTAGCAAGAACTTTCACTCGGTTTTGCCTTTGATAGTTGGATAGATTAACTCTGGAGTTTCATAATGATTGATTGCACAAAACTTGCATTGTTCAATCGGATTGTCAATGTTTGCAAAAAAATCAACTGCTCTTGTTTCAAACTCGTCAACGCCCAATGGCTCATACTGTCTAATCAGTTGCTTGTCTTCTGGAGATAAATCTAGATCAAACTGATCGTCAAAGTCAGGCCAAATTCCCACAGGTCCGCACTTGTGTATTTTGCCTTTTATCATATGATAGCATCTAAATTGAGCAAAAGCACAACTGTTGTGTGCCATTTCAGGGTCGTTGTTTCTCAATGTGAGTCGACTGTTAACTCCTTGAACTACTGCACCTTGAACAAAAACATTTTGCTGCCAAAATCTTACCTTTACACCATTTGCATCGATCATTTGCATTTCGGCACCGGTGTTACGCAGAAGGCTTCTGTCTGTAGTCTCCTGGATTGGCTCAACTAAAAATTGCCTCACCTCATTCAATATTAGATCAAAATCATCGCTGTTGTGTAAACTAATGCCTATCCAGTTAGGACCATGAAAATCACTGTTGCCTACAGGAAAATTAACCAAATCATACAATCCTTTTACACGGTTTATTCTTGTGCCGTTGCTGAGTATTTGCAGTGCCTGAGGCCAAATACTGTTTAATCCCAATACCCAGTCTTTGAGAGTGGGATTTAACAGTGGCTCGCCGCCCATGATAACAATTTGATCGATCAAGATGTATTCACCCCATTTGCGCAAGTCCTGTTCATAGTCTTGCCATAACTGGTGCCCTACAAAGTTATGATCATTGAACCGATTACAACCCTTGCAATTTAGGTTACAAATATGATTGATATAAAATTCACTTTTAGGTATGGTAATTTTACCATCAGATTCCCACTTTGCAGGATAGAGATTGTGTTTTTTGTCAAACGCTTGCCGATCCATTACTCGGCGGCTCGTTTCGCCATTTTTTCCACTGTTTTTTCTGCTTGATCCACTGTCATAGTATCGCCACTGCTTTGATTAGCGCCTGCAAAAATCACTTGGTCGTCAGTGATGTTCACTATAATATTGTTGAGAGGAGGTTTTTCGGCTAGGTCGCGAAGTTGGTTAGCATTGTTCTCGGCAGAAATATTGATTCCCATGCTTTGCGCCATGTTTACAAATGCACCAATGCTGATTGACTTTTTTGCGCCTGTGTCTCCAGCGCGACCAATCAGAAACTCGCCCAAGGCGACGAGTTTTTGTTGATTAACATCAGTGACTTCACGGATGAGCATCAGCGTCTGGCTCTGCCCAGGCTTGCTTCTAGATCTGATTCTGGTTCTGCTTCTACATCCACCTCGGTGTCCGTCTCAGTGTCCATTGGTTCTGGTTGGTTAAGATCCAACCCATCATCTTCGCCTGGCACCACCGGCTCTTGTCCTGTGATCACACCTTGTGCACTTTCTATACTGTTTTTTGTTTCTTGCAAACAGGCAATAAGACTATCCAGTGCTGCACTGGCATCTGTCATGTACTGCTGTGCTTGATTCATACCAACTTCATTGCGAATACTGTCTACCAGTGCCGGCAGATCTTTAAACTTCATTTCGGTAACGTCTTCAAGAGTGTCTTGGATTCGGTCTGTCATGTCTTGAGCTGCTAGTACAACCTGTGCTTGTTGCACCTCGCTTTCCATTACCTTTTTGCCTTTCTTGTATTTTTTGGCTTCTTTCTTCATGGTGGCGATAGCTGTCACAGTTTTTTGTTCGTCTGGCGTAAGGTTCTGACCCTTGCTGGCTTTGTCCAGTGTACGTTTCACAGCAGGATCATTCATGTCAATGGCCATAACTTCTTGATTGTTACTGCCCATGCCATACTCGTCCAGTTGAGCTTCTAGTGCCTGCTCCATTACCATAAGCTTGAGATAGTTAGGGTTCTGTTCACTGGTGTGTATGCTACTGCTGGTGCGGTGTTCACTGATCAGCTTGCGAACTTTTTGCAGCATGCCAGTGGCTTGACTTTTGCTCAAACTGGCAAAGTCTACTTTCTTATTAAAATAACTTTCAAATACCTTCTGCGACTGTTGTACTAGAGGTTTTGATTCCAAGTCTTGAAGTTTCATTCTCGAATCCTTTTAGCTGATAGTATTTAGCTGAATTCAAACATTTGTTCAATTGATTTCTCGCACGTTGTGCACGCATGATACTGGTTTGCAGTTTATCTTCAATGATGTATTTTCTGTCCGAACTCACACTAGCAATTGCACTCTTCATGATCTCTATTTCATTTTTGCGATAGCCTAAATCGTGATCTAGATTTTTGATTCTCTGCTTGAGAGATTTTAGCAGGTATTTGTCTGCTACACACCAGGCTAGTGCGCTCTTGGCTGCGAACAGGTGAGTTTGAAGCACTCTGTTGCGATATACTGTGTAGTATCCGTCTGTGGATCTAATGGTATAGATACCAAATGCCCGGATACTGTCTTTGTTTTTTAAGATAGTGTTAGGATTGTTAAACAGATGTCTGTCTACCAATTCCTGTAATCGTTGTGCTACTTGGCTGTTGGTTAAGCCACGTAGGTTACTACCAGCCATCCTATCACTCCAGCTAGAAAAGCAATAATGCCTGCTCCCCACCCAATGATTTGATCATTGCGTCTGCGACCCATGTCCTGCACCATGTCATGCACTTCACGAATAACACCTTCTAGCCCAGTAACCTTTTCTTCCACAGTTTCCAGTTTGGTTTCCAAAAACTTGTAGCGTTCTGCACACAGTTCAACGTGTGTTTCTAGGTTTTTCTTTTCAATTGATGTGGTCTCGACGGCCATATCCTATCCTTAAAATCTACATTGTATTTAGTTTATACCTGTTCAAAGTAGGTGTTTCTACTGGGTCCAGTGGTTATCATGTAGGGTGTAAAAAACAATTCACGTTCGCTTTCTGTTAGTCCCACAATCATGGGCACACGATCACAGTCTTGTTTGAGCACGCCTGTGCTGTCGCCATTGAGATTGAAAATGTCCAATTTGTCGGTTTCAAAACTGAATACCCAGTAAAGCTGACCTTCGTTGTTGGTAAACACATAAGGTCCTTGAAT